AATGCCGGGCTGTGGTTCCGGCGCGGTCGTCTGCTCATCTGATCTCCTGTCATGCGGCCCATTGGCCGCCGTCAGGCAGAAAATCCACTTATCACCCTGTCCAGTTTTGACAGGCCACCTCTCGTCTTCTCCGATTGAGCAATGATCGCATCGCGTATGGCGCGGAATCGTTCGGCGCGGGTCGGTTGCTTGGGCATCGGTTCCTCCAGTGTTTCCTATAGAATCAAGAAGGCCGGACGGTGTTATGACTCACCGCCCGGCCTTCCCGGAAATCACCTCAGGCAAAGGAGAACCCGAAGCTACCGGACGGAGGACCCCCGCAGGCTCCCGTCCGGCCTGACCCCCATAGGACATTTCGGCCACCGGGGAAAGAACTTTTTCACAGATGATGTTTATCCTTTTCACCGATGCAGTTTGCGCCTATGGTGCCCCGACTCATCAACTGGGAAGGCATCATCATGGTCGAAGCGAATCTGCTGGACGCACTGGAAGTGCTGACGTTCACAGGAAATCAGGTGCAGGAAGCCCTAGGTGTGAGCGCCGCCACCCTTACGCGCCACTACACGACCTACGGCGTGGGAATGTTCTCCAAGGACAGCAGCCAAGGCAAGAGCCGCGAATATGTCCTTGGCGATGTCATGCAGTTGGGCTTGGCGGTGGAACTTGCACGCACGACCTCCCGGCCCAAACTGGTCGCCGCAGTTCTGAATCAGGTTGCCGGTTTCGAAGGTGCCCGCAAGTCTCGCCACAGCGACGAAAATGACGAGAACGCGGAGAGCGTCGTTTTCAACAACGAAGCCAACGCCAATCTTCGGGCTGCTGCCCGTAAGTCGGTAAAGGCTTTGCCGCCGCTTTATTGGGCCGAGGATCGCCCGATCTTCATCCATATCTGGCCGGGTTTCGCTGGGCATGACGTGATCGACGATCCCGATGCGGTGCTGCGCGATGGCCTGTTCATCAACGCCACCAAGCATCTTAGTCTGATCCGCATAGCGCTCGCTCAGACGTTGAGCGATTAGACCATGGCCGCGCGCCGCTCTTGGTTTTCCGGTCTCGCGGAACTCATCGGCATCCGTGCCGAGCCGCACCCGCCGCGCGTGCCCTTCCGGGACGAATGGCGGCGCTTTGACGCGACCAGCGGGCAGCGCGGCAATCCGTCGTTCGGGAGCTACGGCCCGGAGACGCTGGCAGGCAGCCCCGGCATATCGCGCAAAGCGCGCTACCTCGCCGAAAATCACAAATGGATCGCCAGCGGCGTTCGGGCATGGGACGCCCTTGTCGGCGCGGGCATCGTCCCGACGCCCCAGCATCCGAACCGCGAGACTCGCCGCCTGATTCAATCGGCGTTCAACCGCTGGGCACGGGTCGCCGACTTTGATGGCCTGACCGATTTCCACGGGCTGACCGCCGCCGCCGTGCGCTGCATGATCGTCAGCGGTGAAGCCTTCATCCAGTTCCTCACGAACGACGGCGGACTGACCCTCCGGCTGATCGCGCCTGAGCAGGTGGACATTGCCCAGACCGGTGAACTGAGTTCGGGCGGTCGCGTCATCGGAGGCGTTGAGTTTGACGCGGAGGGCCGCCGGGTCGCCTATCATGTGCGCCCGGTCGATCCGACCGCTATTTTCAAGGGCTATGCGCCGCCCGTGCGCGTGCCCGCCTCTGACATGGTGCATCTGTTCAAGCCACTGGGGCCGGGACAGGTTCGCGGCATTTCGTGGCTGGCTCCGGTCATCATCGCGGCGGGCGAACTGGACCAGTATGAGGACGCCGAGCTTGTGAAGAACAAGGTTCAGGCGATGCTCATGGGCTTCCTGATCGACCAGAACGGTTCGGCCACCGGTTTCCCGTTCGAGGGCATCACCGCAGATTCGATCATGCAAACCGGGCTGGAGCCCGGCACCCTCAAGGTCCTGCCATCGGGCTTTGACATCAAATTCTCGACGCCCCAGCAAGGCCAGCAGGCCGTGGATTTCGCCAAGTTCCAGTTGCGCGGGATTGCCGCTGGCCTTGGGGTCCCCGAATATATGCTGACCGGCGACCTCACCGGGGCGAACTATTCGTCGCTGCGCGCCGGACTGCTGGAGTTCCGCAGACGGGTGGAAGCGATCCAGTTTCAGACGATCATTCCGCAGGTCCTCAATCCGATCTGGCAGCGCTTTGTGACGACCGCCGTCCTCTCCGGCGAAATCGAGGCGCCCGACTTTGAGGCAAACGCGGACGACTGGTTTGCCTGCGAGTGGATTCCGCCGGCTCAGGAGTGGATCGACCCGGAGAAGGACGCCAAGGCGACCGCCGAAATGATTTCCAGCGGGCTTACGTCCCGCCGCCGGGCTGTTGCGGCTCAGGGCTACAGCGTTGAGGAACTGGACGCAGAGATCATCGCCGACCGGGAGCGCGAACGCGAACTTGGCCTGTCATTCGGTGGCGCAAAGGGGACCACCAATGCGCCAGCAGCCTGAGCCCACCTACTTTGTCTCAATCGAGCATCTGGGCACCGAACAAAAGCTGTTCGTGGGCGTCCATCACGGCCTGCTGGTCCCCGTACTGCAAGGCATCATCCTAGACCATGCGCGGATCACCGACGCGGGTGGTCGCCTCGAATGGAAGCATCTCAAATATGCCTATCGCGACCAAGGCTACCCGCTCCCCAAATCCGCCTACAGGAATGACGGCAATGTCTATCCGCTCGCTCGATAGGCTGGAGACCCGCCGCGCGGCTGTTATCAGCTTCGCGCCCACGTCCTTCGACCCCGAAACCGGGACTGTGCAGGCTGTCGTCGCGACGGACGCGCTGATCCCCCGTGGCGGAATGTCCGAGCGGCTGGTCATCACGCCCGATAGTGTAAGCATCGCGCCTAGCATCGTGGTGCTGGACAGCCATCGCCAGTCCAGCATTGCCGACATCAAGGGCCGGGCCAGCAAGTTCCGGTTCGTCAACGGGCAGCTTCATGCCGAACTGCAACTGACCGACGAGGCGGCGCGCGAAGCGGTCGCCAATGGCACCGTGACCGCCGTGAGCATCGGATATCGCAACCTGAAATTCAAAGACACTCGCGATCCCCGGACGGGCCTGTTGGTCCGCACCGTGTCCAAGCTGGAGATCGTGGAGATTTCACTTGTTGCCGTTCCCGCAGACGCCAACGCAACTCTGAGGAACTGCACCATGGAAGAAGATGAAGTGATCGAAACGGGGGAAACGGAAATCATTTCCGACGCCCCGGAGAACGGGACGCGGGCAGCGATCAACACGCAGATTCGCAGCGCCGTCACCTATGCGGGCCTGCCAGCCGCCTTCGCCAATGACCTGATCGACCGCGAAGCGAGAGTGGAGGAAGCTCGCTCCGCCGTGTTCAGCGAAATGCAGCGGCGCAACGTCAATGTTTCGACCGCCCGCGTCGGGCCGTCCGGCGATGATCCGGCAGTGGTGCGGGAGCGTATGGCGGAAGCTCTGGCTTGCCGGGCGATGGGCACGGAGCCCAGCGACGCGGCGCGTCCCTATATCAACATGGGCCTTGCCGACATGGCGCGCATGTCGCTCCGGCAGGCGGGCGTGCCCGGCATTAACACCATGGGCCGCGAGGAAGTCCTGACTCGCGCAATGCACACGACCGGCGACTTCGCGGAACTGACGACGGCGACCGGCAACCGGGTCCTCCGGCCCGCTTATCTGGCAGCGGAATCCCCGCTCAAGCGACTGGCACGCCAGCGGACGGCCCCCGATTTCCGGCCTACCAGCCTTCTCCAGTTGGGCGAGTTCGGCAAACTCAAGAAGGTCACGGAGTCTGGCGAGATCAAAGCCATGACGACGGGGGAGGCCAAGGAAGGCTATTCGCTCCAAACCTTCGGCGGCATGTTCGCGCTGTCCCGCAAGGCAATCATCAATGACGACCTTGGGGCGTTCGCCCGCTGGGCGGAGATGATGGGCCGGGCCGCCGCCGAAACGGAAGCGGACCAGCTTGTCGCCTTGCTGACCGGCAATCCGGTCATGGGCGACGGTGTGGTCCTGTTCCACGCCACCCATGGCAACCTTGCCGGAACCGGCGCGGCTCCCGACGTGGACGCGCTTTCTGCGGCCCGTCTCGCCATGCGTCGTCAGACCGGCTTGGACGGCGTCTCTCCGATCAGCGCGACGCCCAAATTCGTCCTGGCCCCGCCGGAACTGGAAACCGACCTTGAGAAGCTGCTGGCCGAACTGGCAGCAGCCAAGGTGGATGACCAGAATCCGTTCTCCGGCAAGATGACGCTCCTCATCGAGCCGCGTCTGACCGGCGATGACTGGTATGTGTTCGCGGACCCGGCAGTCCTGCCTGTCCTCGAATATGCCTATCTGTCGTCGGCGCAGGGTCCCCAGCTTGCCAGCCGGGATGGCTGGGAAGTCCTTGGCCGCGAGTTCCGCGTGGTTCTCGACTTCGGCTGTGGTGCGGTCGATTGGCGCGGTGCCTATCGCAATCCGGGCGAGGACGACCTGTAAATGGCGTCCTTGGCTGACCTCCAGCAGTGGCGCGCCGATCTGTTCAAGGCGCGAGCGCAGGGCATCCGTTCGCTGCGGGACCAGAATGGCGAGGAAGTCGCCTTCACATCCGACCGCGAAATGGCGGCTGCCTTGGCCGCATTGGACCGTGAAATCGCGTCACTGACGGTAGGCCAGCCGCCCAAATCCATCATTTTCCGAACCTCGAAAGGTCTGTGACATGAAGAACTATATCCAGCCGGGCAACACGCTCACGCTGACCGCTCCAGCGGAAATCACTTCCGGCGGTGTCGTTATCGTCGGGTCGATCATCGGCGTTGCCAATGACGACGCGGAGAACGGCGCATCGGTCGACGTCGATACGGTCGGCGTGTTCCGGTTGCCTAAGGTGTCCGCGCTCGCAATCGCGGCGGGCGATGTCCTCTACTTCGACGCGGCGACGAAGCTGGTCAACAAGACTGCTGGGGGCAACACCAAGATCGGCGTTGCGACGGAAACCGCCGCCAATCCCAGCGCCAGTGTTGCCGTCCGCCTGAACGGCGCATTCTGAGGCAATCACGATGTCCGCCGACATCCTCAAGCTCCCGGAGCTACTGCCCGAAAGGCAGGCCGCCGCGCGGCTGGGGATGTCGGCTGACACGTTACGGCGCATCCGCAGCCGTCGAGAAATCGCCTACGTCATAATTGGAGGTCGCCCCCGATACACCGAACAGCATATCCTCGAATATGTGATGAGAAATGAGGTCCCCGCATGTCCAAAAACTCAGATGAACGACCGTTCCAGCTTGGCGAATATTGGCTCAGCCAGCGCCCCAACAGCCCTCAATGGTGCCGAACGTGGTTCGACGCCGAAACGCGACAGACTCGCCGAGCATCACTCGGCACTGATGACCTTGAGGCCGCAAAGGAAGCCCTAGCCGCATGGTTCACGCTTCATGGTCGCCGCGACCGGCAGGAGCCGCGTTCCGTCGTTCTGGCGACCGTATGCGCCCGCTATCAAGACAAGCAAGGGCAGCATGTGCGCTCCGCCAATATCCAGCGTCGGAATCTGACGATCATCCTTGAAGCCCTATCGCCCGGCTTGACCGTTGGCGAGTTCACCCTTGAGCGCCAGATGGAAGTCGTCCGCAAATTGCGGGGCCAAGGCTATGCCGATGGCACGATCAAGCGGGCGATGGGGGCCGTGAAGGCCGCCGTCAACTTCGCATGGAAGAATGGCGAGCTTGACCGCCCTGTCCCGTTCGGCACGCTGCCCGAAGGCCAGCCGCGCGAGCGGGTGTTGTCCGTAGAGGAAATTGCGGCGCTCTGGGATGCGACCGAACCGCCCCACCTACAGACGTTTCTCATGTTGCTGCTGGGCACCGCTGCGCGCCCGGAAGCGATTTTGCAGCTCACCCGCTTCCAGTGCGACACGGCGCGCGGCATCATCGACCTTAATCCGCCGGGCCGTTCCCAGACGAAGAAGCGCCGCCCCGTGGTGCCCATGCCTGATTTCCTTGTCCCATGGATTGAGCGTGCAGCCGGGCCGCTGGTCCATTGGCACGGGAAACCGATTCAGAAGATCAACAAGACATGGCGGACCATCCGGGACGCGGCTGGCCTCAGCGACGACGTGGTGCCCTATTCGATCCGCCACACCGTCGCGACCGAGCTTCGTTCGCGGGGCGTGCCTGAACTAGAAATTGCCGGGATGTTGGGCCATTCCATGCCGAACTTTCGGACGACCGGACGCTACGCGAAGTATGCCCCGGACTATCTCGGCAAGGCCCGTGAGGCGCTGGACGACCTCATGGAAGAAGTCGGTCGGCTCGTATCGCGTCCGATCATCCCTGTAACCCTGCGTGCTAGTAGCGTGCGAGCGGATGCGATCCCCGATTTGGGGAATGTCGCTAAGCCCATTGTTTTTCTTATGAAATCTGGAGCGGGCGAAGGGATTCGAACCCTCGACCCCAACCTTGGCAAGGTTGTGCTCTACCCCTGAGCTACGCCCGCTCTGGCGGACCGGGGCGGCGCCTCCGGTCAGGTGAGGCGCGCACCTAGCATCGCGTCCGGGGGGCGACAAGCCCCTTTTGCCATCCGGGCCAAAGAATCCCGCCCGCCCTTGCGGAGCGGCGGCGTTCCACCCCATATGGGCGGCCTTGGACGGCGCAGCAGGAGTAGAGTGACGTGGCCACCCTGGGGTTGAGCGAGAAGGACAAGCAGGCGGTCGCCGAGTTTCGCAGCGATGTCGTCGAACCGTCGCAGACCAGCCTGGTGCTCGTCGATTTCTGGGCGGAGTGGTGCAATCCGTGCAAGCAGCTCTCGCCGATCCTGGAGAAGATCGCGGCCGATTATGCCGATCGCGGCGT